CCTTTCATACGACTTGATGAACAAATATTCAAGTAGTCAATGTATATCATATCTGGTTTAAAGTTCTTTTTCATCTTAAGTTCATTAAGAAGAGCCCTAAAGTGACCTGTATGAGCAGCACCTGTAGGGTATTCTTTGATAATAAGTTTACCTATAGATGCCTGAGCAATCTTTTGTATCTTACTATCGAAAGTTGATTTGTTAATTCTGGCAAGTTGTTCTATTGGTAAGTCCATTAGATTAGCATCGATACGTTCAGCAATTCTTTCTTCAGCCATTTCCATGGTGATGTAAAGTACATTCCTGCCTTGTTGTAATACCGATGCCGCACAATGACACATGAATAGAGACTTACCCACACCTGTTCCTGCCAAAGCAATGTTCAAGGTTTTATTGGGTAAGCCTCCCTTCGTAATCTTATTAAAGTAATCTAGGTCAAAGGGTGTTCTATCTTCTTTTGTGTTATAGAAATCAAATCTTTCATCTGAGTTGTCAATGTAATCATGACCAATTGCCTGGTCAAATGATACACCGAGAGCATTAGAAAGTATTTCTGGAATAGCACCTTCTGATTGTTCAGCATCTTTGCCATCAATGATACCGATAGAATTCATAATGGCGAGATAGACTGCCCTATCCCTACACCACTTTTCGGATTCTTTAATTAGATAATCTGTATCTATTTCTTCATGGACTTGAATAGCCTTTACCAACTGTGATGATGCATTGAGCAAATCATCATGAGCACTTGTCTTTCTTAGTTCTAGTTCTAATACACTTGGAGTTGGTAACTTATTATGTTTTCCAACAAAAGCAGTAATTAAACTAAATACTGTTCTATGCTCACCCTCAAAGTATTCGGGTTTAATATACGGAATAACTCGTCTACAATAACTCTCGTTATTAAGTAAGTTGCTCAGTATGTGTGTCGGTAGTTGGTGTTTTATATCCAATCTGGGCCTCTCTTGTTTCTAGTGACTCTGTTACTATATGTTGTAAAAGAGCACCAAGGTAATCATTAAAATCAGGGTCTTTCTGCAAAGTATCTATATCGTGTTCATCTGGGTCTTGAATGTTATAGGTAAATGAAAGTTTTGCCATATCTTTTACAGCATCTTCTTTAATAGATACTTTTCCAAATACAAACACAACATCTTTCCATTTACCAGTTTTAATTCTTATCCCATAAAAATCAGATAGTTCACCAGCTTCCTGTTCCACTAAAGTATAATCTTTATTGGTTATATTATACTCCATTTTACTCTTCCTGTAAAGTGGTTTCTAAATCTATTTCTAATAAAGGCTTATGACCAATTTGATAATAAGACTTAATGAACTTAGCAAAGTCCGTACCTGTTAAGATAGGTTCCCAGAATTCTTTAGTAAGAGTATCTTTCTGTCTTACTTTAGGCTGTACTATTTCACCTGTTGATTGGTCTACTCTAGCATACCAACCCATAGTTGGTTTAACCACATAGTTACCAGCCAAGGCAATTTCTAGTAGGCCTGAATACTGTTCGATTCCACCTTCCCATGATACTGATACTGGAATCTTTGATTTCTCTTTTACAAATCTTGACTTCTCTACATTAATAATAAAGTCATAACCTGTAACATCAGAACCAGTTTTATTTTGTCTACGTCCTAGAATCCAAATGTTATCAGCTGAGTAGTAGATACCCGTACCGCCCGATACGATAGCTTTAGGGAAGAGACCAATCTCTTGGTAAGTATGATTAACTGCAAGTAGTGGTACATTTTTCATAGTAAGATATGGAGTAACCATTCTGAAAAGTCCTTTCAAAGCCTTAGCCCTGGACATATCAGCAACACCTTTTTCATTTAAGGCATCTTCTAGTTCTTTCTTAGATGCAAGGTTACCAATAGAATCAATCACAATGATAACTTTATCACCACGTTCGATATTATCTAGCTGACCTACTAAATCAAACTTAAGTTGTTCCACATCTGTAATTGGTGTATGTAATACTCTATCAGTATCAATACCAAATGCCTCGAAATATGATTGAGGTGAACCGAACTCGGAATCATAGAATAACATTACTGCATCATCGTGTTCCTTCATATAGGCACCAGCCATGAGTAGAGCAAAACTTGTCTTAAAGTGTTTACTAGGCCCAGCCAATACCGTTAGTCCTGATGTAAGACCACCATCAATATCACCCGATAAGGCGACATTCACCATAGGTACTTCTGTTGGTACCATATCTTTTTCTGTAAAGAAAATCGATTCAGATAAGACTGATGTTGTCTTAATCTTCGAATTCTTTTTTAATTTATCCATTACTGACATTATCTTTTTCTCCTGCCGTGTTGCGTCTGTTCTTGGAGACGCTGTTGTTTTCTTGAACGTGAAATGGCCTCGGCCTTCTTACGCTTTCTCTTTGCAGTTGGTTTCTCATAGAACTCCTTCCTGCGTACATCCTGCAGAGTACCAGCCCTCTCAACTGCTTTTCTAAACTTTCTTAGAGCAACGTCAAACGGCATTGGTTTCTGTGGTCTTTTATCCTTAGAATTCCTTGGTTTCCTAGGGGTTAAATCTATTGATGGCATATATTCTCCTGTTTTAATATTAAGTATATTATACTACAAATCACTTCGATTGTAAAGTGTTTTCTTCAACTCTTTTTCTTAAATTAGATGTTGAAAATCTGTGGTCTCTTTTGTTAAAGTAAAACTCTATATCTCTTTGCTTACATAGTTCTCTACCAGTAAAGTCTTTATCTCTGTATTCTTCGCCCATTATCTTAACATCTATATGATACATTGCAAGGATATCTAAGAGCTCTTCTTCTGTATTATATACTAAAATTTCATCAACATATTTAATGGCGGCTAGTTGCGCTTGGCGTTCAACAATATTTTGAATGGGTTTGTTTTTCTCTGGTCTATCTACTGATGGGTCATTTTGTAATGCACATATTAAATAATCACATGCGGTCTTTGCTTCTCTTAACATTGCAACATGACCACTATGTAGTAAGTCAAATGTGCTGCATGTAAATCCTATTCTTTCCTTCATATTTGTTCCAATTCTATTTCACACTTTTCTAAAAAGGGTCTTCCATAACCCACGTTAGCTTTATAATCTTCTTTATAATATACTTTTTTAATACCCGATTGGTGTATTAACTTAGCACAATCTATACAAGGCATGGCAGTACAGAAGATTTCGGCACCCTCTGTAGATTCATTTGACCTTGCAACTTTAGATATAGCATTTGCCTCTGCATGGAGGACTTCGGGTTTTGTAGTGAGCCCATATACTGGAGTTCTATTTCCATAATCATGGATATCCTTAGTCTCACATACATTATCCCAACCAGTAGGCATTCCATTATATCCTATAGATATAATCCTATTATCCTTTACTATAATAGAACCTACTTTTTTTCTTTCGGCATGACTTAAAGCCGCAAATGTCTCTGCGACTTCCATGAATGCTTTCTTAAATTTATTTTTCAACGTAAATAATGCCTTGCTCATTGAGAGCTTTACGGTTTGCCATATGGTGGTTTTCTGTTTCTTCTTTATTGCCACCATAGTATGGGACAGCATGATTGTTATTAATCATGGTTTGATTAACTGAAGTTTCTAATCCATCTATAAAGAGTTCACCTAAAATTCTACCGAACTTGCCTTTATCGTGGGATACTAGTTGAATTTTCTTATCCTTTAAGATACTTTCTAAGAAGTATTTAGATTGTTTACCATAAAACTTTTCTTCTAAGTCTCTGGTTCTGGATTCTGGTGTATCAATTGCCATCATTCTAACTCTTTGCTTTCTTAGCATAGTGCTGAACCCTAAATCAATATCTACATCGACAGTATCTCCGTCAACTACTCTTGTTATATAAACTCTATACCTATACATTTAGTACCGCCTTGATGAATGACTCATCAATGATAGCACCACCCTTACCTTCTACATCTACTGCCATAGCTTTATCCCATTGTAAGAATACTCTATCTCCTTTTGCTACATCTGTAACATCAGGCCCGACAGCCAAAACTAGGCCAGGTTTACTACCCTTGGTAATTGCTTCTGTTAATATAATACCACCTGATGTAGTATTTTCCTTTTCGGTTTCCGTAACTAATACATTACGGCCAATCATCTTAATCATTTATTTCTCCTAATATTTATAGATACCCATTAAATTGGGTCCTTTGGTTATAAATTCCATACCAGCTTTGGAGCCGACATATACTTGATGTTTTGAATTATATTTTAAATACACCTCAATCTTACCTTCGAATAATATTTTACATAGGTCTTTAGGTTTAAAAAAAGTTACATCTGCCCCCATAGTATGACCATTATCGGTACAGTCTACTAGGCAATATGATTCGTATTGTTCATTAATTTTCATGTGTACTCCTATTTATAAAATATATGATTGTCAATAGTAACAACTTCGGTTAGATATGGTGCCCAGTAAGGTGATACAAAGTCTGCATGATACCATAGAGAGCCACTTGTAATGTCTGGCATTTTTCCAGATATAACTAAGTCTGCGATATGTAACGATTCCATCCATGTAGTTGAGTCTGTAGGTTCATCCGACTTACCATCGCAGTACCAACTAAACTGGCATTT